AAGACGAGCTTCACCAATAGAAGCACCTCTATTAGCAGCAGCGTTGATGATGTCAGTTACAGCAGATCTAGGAACATAATCATCACCATTGAAGTTCATTACTGGGCCTGTGTAGTTAACAGTTGTATTACCACCTGACCCTGAGTAGCGACCCATTGCAGCTTCTACACCTAAACGACCATCCTGAGATCTCTTTAGAGGCATGATGGCTTCTGGGCCAGCCTCACCCATAAGGCCAGCACCTTTAGCAAAGGGAAATAAAGTTGGCTTATCAACTACACCGCCTTTAGCAAAAGGAACAATACCGTTTTGAGCGTAAACATTACCTTTTGCATTAGCAAAGAAATTAAGACCTTCAAACCAAGTAGTTAAAGGTTTCATTATTTGTGTACGGACAAATATTCGTGTCATTTCTTCAATAATTGAACTAGCAAATTCTTGGAAATTTAACTTGCCTTTGGTTATAAATTCGACCAATTGATCTTCCATCTTTTTAAATATTCTCTGAGTTGCATCTTTAATTTCTTCCATTGCTGTTTTTATGTTTTCAGAATATTTTTTAACAGAATTAGAAGCATTTTCACCAGCAACATTCCATTCTTCCCTTGTTCCGATCAAGTCTTCTGGCTTAATTTTTAGACCTTGTTTATCTGCCATTTGCATTAATAAATCTTTTAATCTTTCATCAAATAATTTTGCTCTACCAATAGCACCCAAGCCTCTTAATTCTGCTAGTTGATCTGCTTCTGCTCTGGCACGATTGACTAATTCTTGTCTTGCCTCATTAAAACCTCCTCTAATATTTAATTGATCCATCAGTCTTCCAGCCGTTACTGCTGCATTAACCATGTCTGCCATATCAGCAATAATATTTTGAAAGCCAGCACCAATTGGTTGGAAGAACTCACCAAAATTTCTTTTTAAGTCTTTTAAAGCAACATCCATTCTCTGACCAGCTTCTTCTGTAGATCCAGCCATTCTTAGTGCCGCAGATCTATGATCTTCACTTAATTTGACAACAAATTTCATTACATCATTTAAGCCAACAGTTCCATCTCTTAAGTCTTTTTGAAGTTCTGGAAGAGTACGACCAGTAGCGTTAGCAAATTTAACAACTGCGCCTGGTAGACGTTCACCGAGTTGGCCCTGCAATTCTTCGGCTGACACCTTACCTTTACCAAATATCTGACTCATTGCTCGGATACCAGATTGGACATCTTCAGCATTACCACCTGTTGCTTTGATCGCTTCACTTACACCTCTAAATACTTTCTCAGCATCTTTAACAGATCCACCAGCACCAAGAACTGACGCTGATAAAGTTGTAAATTGTTTTGTAGATACCTCAATAGGAACATTTAATTCATCGGTAACTGTTCTTATTACTCGTTGAGCTTGTGCATATGCTTCAGAAGTTTTAGTGACAGCTTTTAAAGCAATTTCTAGACGACTAATTGAAGCTGAATATTTAGCAGCATCACCCGCTTGTTGTGCTAATCCAACAGCACCAGCAACAGTTAAACCAATTGCACCACCAGCCAAAGCACCAGACATTCCACTTGCCTGAAAACCAGCTAATGCGCCAAATTGTGCGGATGCAGGGAGGAAAGATGCACTAGCAGCACTAAGAGCCGTTGGTGCAGCAGCTTTCGCACCAGCCATAAAACCACCGCCTTTTTTAGCGGTGACATTAAATGAAGCTAACTTTGATCTTGCAATATCAATATCATTTCCAAACTGCCTATAGGCACGACTATTAATTGCTAATTGACCTCTTAAATTCTCTAAAACTGTAATCTGTCTTCTTATATCATTTGCACTGGCATTTGAAGATTGACCTAAAGCATTAGCCGCCCGTCTTACTCTTCCAATTTCTTGTGCTGCTGGTCTTGCTTGTGTTTGCAAAGACTGAACAGCTTTTTTTAAGCCCTCTACCTTGTCTAGCCCGTCAATTAAAGCCTTAATTCTAAAAGTGGTAGCAGCATCAGCCATTTATTTATCCTTCTCGTTTAGTACCTTTAATGCTGTTCTTTCCATTGTTTGAATCCCTTCCAACATGGCTTTAGCATCGTCAACTAAGTATAGACGGCAAAACCACTCTAAGACTTCATACTTCAATCCAATTACTCCTGACATAGAGACATTCCATTGAGTTTGTAGTCGTAAAAACATCATTACAATCTCCCAGTTTTCTTCAAATACAACAAAATCTTTTTCTTTCTCTTTCTTTGGCATACCAACAATCCCTAGTGCTATTGCATCTTCATAGGACTCATCTATTTCGTGACCACTGCCAAGCCAATATTCAGTGGCCTCTATTAGTTTTTTGAAGGAGCTTCCTGAGTCATTTCAAGAACAGCTTGAACTGTTGCTCTTAAAAAATGTGGATCATCTAAAAAGCTATCAAGTTCTTTTTTGTTAAATGGCAGTTCATTGCCATCTTCATCTTTTATATCTTGCCAACCTTTCATTACTGATTTAACAAGTTTTGGATCACCTTGTTCAGCTAATTGATTTAATTTAGTTAATCCAATTCTGTCGAATATTCCAGTAAAAGTTTCATCAACCCATTTACCACCATCAGAAGGAGAGGTAATTGTTATGGGCCATTTAATAGAAGTTACCTTTTTACGAACTAAAGCCATTAAAAATATACATCTTACGCAACAATAACCAATAATCTAAGTAAAGACCAAGGAAAACTCGTCATTGCCGTTATTAGGAGTAGCCATAAATGGAAGATTTAACATCACAATTCCATCTGAATCTTCATAAGTTGGTGCGCTTAAATCTGACTGTGGGCAACTAACCGTACAAATATTTCCAGCCCCACCCGAATGACTCCAAGTGTTAGTGCCTGTACTAGAGCCTGTAGCGTCAGTAAAGAAGTTATGAGCAGAAAGAGCTACAGCTTCTACAACAGCAGTACCAGAAGGTGTTCTACCAGTAATGAGTGCTTCCTTTGTTCCTCCTACTAGTTCTCTATAAACAATCTCGTTATTCATATCAAATGACCAAGACTGCAACGCCCCTCCATAACCAAACAATTGGAAACTTGATGTATTGCCGTTTTTAAAGATAACTGGATCAGCTTGGTTGCTATAGGTTGTTGATGGCAACGCTGTATCAGTCGGAGCGTTATACAAACCAGTAAATTGGAACGAAATTACAGGTATTTGACCTACTTCACAATTAATTGAAAATGTTCCTCTTGCACCAGTAATGATATGTCTAACACCATCGGTGTTGTAGTGCATCGTAACGCTATCAAAGCTGCTACTTACTGGAGCATAAGAATTAGAAGTGCTTGAAACAGTAGTAAGAGCAAGGCCGCAAGCAAGTAAGGCATCAGAATATTTTGGAGCCGTACCAGCCGCCCCACTACCAGCCATTTCTACATCAAAACTCACATTGACTCTTGTATTCGCTAATAAAACTTCTTGATTACCTAAATAACCTCTAATTAATTCTCGGTTGACTTCATCACTAACAACTGGCTCAACTGTTAGATCTCTTACTAACACAGCATTAGCACTTCCACTTAAAGAGGGAGAACTGCCATAGCTAGTTTCTTTTTTCAGTAAGAGGACTTTCTTACGATTGAGTTTTGCCATTGCCTAAATACAACCAAGTCTTATATCAACATATTAGTAGGTTATTAGAGCGTAATAACAATATTTACTCGGTAAGGTCGTCAACTTCTGTTCGATAACGAATAGTCCAGTTGGTTGTTATCGCTCCAGTAGGTTGATCAGCATCACTCATTAAGAACTCTGTACCTGTTGGTTGAACATCTATTGCATTACCATTTAGCGTTAAATCTGTAGTCATTTTGGGCCACATTGATTCCAAGATTGAATCAGCAGCTTTATCAGGACTTGTAGTTGTTGTTCCTTTTACTAAAATTACGACTCTGACTTGTAATTCCCAATCAAGAGTAGGAAGACTTGTTGATTGAGTACAACTCGAACTTATTGGCTCAACTACTATTGCTGGAAACTCATTTCTCGTAAGAGGAACTACCCTAGAGCGATAAATGCGAGTCGAAACTCCAGCAGTACCAGCGAGATTAGTAATAATTCTGGAAAGAATGTGTTCAACTTTGCAAGTCATGTTTTCTGTATTGCAATTGTGACTAACAATCCGTCTGTTGAGAAGCGAGTTTCACGAACTGTATATGCAACGCCTCCAA